CTCGTCGGGAGCATGGCTCCCCTCAGCGGCTTACGCCGCGGTGGTACCCTCTCGGGCCCACCCCAATTCTAGCCCTCTCTTACCAAGGAGAGGACCACCTGAGCTTGATGTTGACGGACTCAGGGCGTCCTGCACGTTGCAGATGCTCACTGTCAGCGAATGGCTCTTCGCCTTGTTTCAGCAAGCACTTGAGCAAGGCACCAATACCATCCAACCGCGAATGCGGTATTTTGGTATTGACCACATACCCCTTAACCTGAGGGGAGTGAGAAGTCGGGCTCAAACGGTGTGTATCATACACACCATCGAGGTCGACCCGGCCTAGCACAGGAGACGTCTCGTGGACCTTTGGATAATTGCCTCTCAAGAGAGGTTCCAAGAGCTCATCGAGATGGCTCGCGGTGTCCAACAGACCCAGCTGAACGAGCTGGTTTCTGAGGGAGACCGTCGAGATTATCTCCTCAACGTGCTCCAGTCGGGTGGGGAGTACTCGGCGGCATCGGACAATAGAAACGTCCGATCCATCATAGTATTCCTTGCCACAAGACTCTCTGAACTTTCCAGTCCAGAAAGACTTGCTGGAGTTTACTCGGAATCCAAAAATTCCGAGGTACTCCACGACGGAATGCACAAAGCGCACGGGAACGATAATATCGTCTCCGTACACGCGCACCTCTTCCCTGTACTCATCAATGAGTGCAGGGGTCACACGTTGGCTGAGCGCGGCTGCGATCCCCATGAAGCAAATAGTCGAGAAGACCATTGCCTCAATAGGGAACGTAAGCGCTGAACCCATGGACGCGAATTTGGCAAGTCTAATAACCTTGCCATTGACATCAGCCTTCCGAGACCGACAGGCGTCTACCCCCGCTGCGAAGTGGGGGAAACGCTCTATCATGGTCCGTACGAGCTGATTGGAGACGCGGTCGGAAGCCTCACTAAGGTCTAGTGTGGCAAGGTCACCCGAAAGTGACCCCTGGCGAGCAAGAAGCTGGTTAGGCTCTTGCGCGTCAAAACCGACAACCCCAAACGCGCGGTTGCGCACCTGGGGTCCCCTGGTGGTCCTAATGTAAGGACTTTCCAGGTACTCAACAATCTTCGCCATCAGCCCCTGCTGCACATACTGCATGCAGGTAGGTTCGACAGCGATGATTCTAGGCGTCTTCAGCGTCTTCGGAACGGTGATGACCTTGACAGGTCTCTCCGCCCGAGGTTCGAGGAAGTGAACACGGGAAAGGACATCTATATGATGCCGGGCATTTGGGACAAGGAATTCCCCGAAGGGGAACACTTGCTCCAGCCTTTCAGTCCACTCGATTTGATCGAACTTGCGGTTTCCCTTAAGTCGATCAGCGGTGGCCCCGGGTCCGTGCTTTGGAATGATGCGACCATAGTAGACGTCTTCGTCTACCTGTTGCATCACCGAAGCGTACAGGACCGACGACGCGTGCTGGAACTCCTCCAGAAAAATGGAGGGGAGTTCCGCGTCGCTTCGTTGCACTTCCTTCTCACACTCGAGATAACCATCGATCGCCCGCTGAGTCCTCGCATCACTGCAAGGAATCAGCAGTTTACCGTACATCAGCGTAAGCTGGCGCACGGCGAATATCGCATCGATGTCAGGCTTCTCGAGCAGCCAACCCGATCCACGCTCAAAAACACGATCCAGAAACCCGCTAAGAAATAGTGGGGTTCGAGAGTTCTTCCCGGCTGTTTTCCAACCGGCGAAGAGCCCTTCAGGGAGCCTACCCTCGGCGAGACTTTTTTCGAAGTCTTTACCAAAGGCGGGCAGGGTTATCGTGAAGAACGATACCCCCTCGTGTTCAGAACGAACCGCGGCGGTTTTTACGTCGCGGTCGGTGCTGGTGCCACATCTTGCCGCCAACTCGTTGGCGACAGTTGACCAGAGCACATGCAGGCTTTTCATCCTACACCTTCCTAATAGAGGGCTGTCAGGATTCCCTGCAATGCTGCTTTGGTATCAGTCCTTAGCTCTCACCACCAATAATCTTGGTGAGAACTCCAGCTGCTGCGAGAGTATCCAGAAGCGCCTTGGTGTTCTTCTCGACGTCCGTGTTGTTGAAACCAACAACAGGGTGATCGATGACCACGTAGGCACTCATGGTGTACTCGCGCGAGACGCCGTCCAGAAGAGGATCGGCGGCCACAGCACGGAAGTCCAGTCGAGCAGTTCGACGATTCCGCTTGCCATAGGCATGCGAGATCGTCAGCTTGGTGTTGCCATCGGCGGCCGAGTAGGTCGCCGTGTTAGCACCGACGCTCACTCGCGGAAGCGAGCGGGCGACGCTATTGACTGTGACGGACTGAGGGTCAGCAAACATTGCAGTGCTCCATTCAACGACATGTTGTCGTATTGAATTGTGTGGTTAGGTTGAGTCGACACATGGAAAATTGTGTCAGCGAGACCTGGATAGCCCAAGTGCCGCAATGATGGCAAGCTGCCGATCACTAAGATCGGGCAGATCTATGCCAAAGCCGAACGGTGTCGCGGTACGTCGTTGCTTACATTCAATCTTGTAAGTGTCGACCAGCCGCAATGGCTTGAAAGTGCCGTTAAAATTGGCACTGCCATTCCACTCTTCGGTTATGACCTGCGTCGTGTGACACATGACGTAACCAAAGCGCAGGACGAGACCATCGTTGGCAAACAGGCTGAGGTTATTAACCACATCACCTGTTGAAGAAAACCAATCGATGGCCCAACTCCAAGGGGTGAGCTGATATATGGTATCCGGAGTAATCCGAATCCCATACAACTTATTCAGCTCGCTCACAGTTCGCATCCACGTTCCCCTCGGGGGAAGGTGGTACGTGAATGCTCCCGAGAACCATACCTTACGGGTGGTCTTCGTGTGCACTGTGAGTGTACCCTCACCGAGGTGATTAATAGTGAGACCCGACCCATAAAACGTAGGATACGTTTTAGAGGGGTAGGTGTAGGTCTCATCGCCGATCACCTCAGATGGGAAGGTGTGTCCTCTTCGCACGATTCTACCTGAATCGCGCTCAAGCTGCGCCAGGATCTTCTCAGATTTCTGGCTGGCCTCAATGAATTTCTTGAGGTCGGAGATCAAGGGCTTTATGCCAAACTCGACGTTGAGATATTCGCCACCGAACTTATCGGGCCGAATACCGCGTCGAAGGGCATTGCCCGGGATGGACGGAAGTCCTTCCCTTAGCTCTCCAAGAAATTGTGCAGCAGAGGAAACAGGATTGGTTGGAGCGGTCCGAGAGATAGCAGTAGTCCCACGTTGATCCAGAAAATTAGAATCAGCACGGATACTATTGCGCTCCCAATCGAACTTCTCCAACGTCGCGACATCCCGATAACGGGTACTCGCGAACAGAGGACCATCGTAGCTCTTACCGCCGTAAGAATCAGGCCAATGAGAATTGAACCTGAACGGTCGGGTAACGAGCTTGACGGATTCTGTGAGGAAGTCTCCTCCAATATCCTCATCTGTCTTTCCGAGTTTGGAAAACGGATGCCCTTCAGACACTGTGTGTTGGTGTCCGGAAAAGATACTGTTGTAATCAACGCGCCCCGGAATCCCATATTGCGGATTCTGGAGCCAAATGGAGTCAATCCATCGGCCAGGAACATTAAAACTGTCCCTACGGCGCGTTCGTATCTTTTCCACCATTGAAGTTCCGTTCATAGTGAGTTGGACGTCTGGTCAGATGCACTGCGTAACCCTACGTAGTGTGATGCTGGCTATCAGCACCGTGGTGGCCCGGGAG